GCGCGCATGAGCACCCAAGCCCGCCGACTGTTGCAGCTTCGCTACTGGCTTGAAGCCATGGAAGCCTTGCCCCCCGGCGCATTTCGCGACCGGGAAATCTACGTCACCGAGCCCAAGCTACGCGGCTGGGCTCAGTACGTGATTGAGTGCGGGGTGGTCGCATGATCGTGCGCCCCTCTCCAGCAATGGCCCACGCTGCCAAGGTGGCGCACGCTCGTTCGTGCGCTCGCTTCGCGCAGCAGTGGGCGCAACAGGAGGCGCGCAGCGCCTCCGGGCTTGTCTCAGTATCAACAACTTGCAAGGGCTTGCCGGTTGTCGTTGCGATGGCTGCAAACACCATCGAAATCGACAAACAGCAGGCCCGAGTAACCCGCCTGCGGAAGTCCCTTGGCGTGGCTGCGAAGCAGCTCCACAACCTCGGCAGCAAGCGGCAAAAGGTCTGGATGCTCACCCTGACCTACGCAGGCGATAACAGCGCCTGGAGGCCTGAGCACATCAGCCGATACCTCGATGCCCTGCGCAAGTGGCACTACGCCGCCACAGGCTCCAAAAAAGTCCGTTACGCATGGGTAGCAGAGCTCCAGCAACGCGGCGTCATCCATTACCACGTGATCGTGTGGCTCGAACACGGCCTTACACCCCCCAAGGGTGACCGCCCATGGAAAACCACAGACCGCAAGGGCGTCACCAGTTGGCACCCCCCCATGTGGCCCCACGGCATGACAAACCGGCTGAAGTCAACCGCCCCGGTTGCGTATCTCATGAAATACGCCTCCAAGATCGAATCTAAAAACGTAGGGAGCTTCCCCCATGGTGCACGAATTCACGGCTGTGGCGGCTTGGACGATGCTGGCCGCAGTATCCGCCGCTGGGTACTTTGGCCTGCGTATGTGCAGGGCAATGCTGCTGTCTCCGACCGCTTCCGACCTGCGCCGGGAGGCGGCTTCATCAATGCTGAAACAGGCGAAGTTTTGCTCTCTGAGTACGCACCAACGGGCGGCGGTTTTGAGCGCTTTATCCGCATACGCAACACCCCGCGCAGGATCGAGGCCGCAGGGCCTTTCTCCTGGAACCCTCACACAAATTCGGCCAACGGTGGGCAGGCCGGATACGTTCATTGATGCCCCCAAAACCATAGGAAACTGAAAATGAAGAAGTTCACCGCAACCCGTCTGGCCGCTATCCCCGCATTCGTGCTGGCTTCTGCTGGCGCAGCCCATGCCGCCCTGCCTTCTGGCGTGGATACGGCCATCACCGCAGCACAAACCGACATGCTGGCCGCTATCGGTCTGGTCATTGGTGCCATGGTGGCAGTCTGGGGCCTGTTGAAGCTGGCTTCCAAGCTCGGCTGGCGCTAAGCCATGGGCGACACCACAACCAACACCGCCACGGCCACCGGCGAGACGGTCACGGTTGTGGTGCAGCTCGAACCCGCACCGCCCAACGAAGAGCGCATGGCAGACCTCCTGGCGCTCTTCGGGCTGGTTATCCTGGCCTGCGTTTCGGTGTGGGGCGCAAAGCAGTTGCTGAACCTTTTCAGCATCAATCCCGACAACGACTAACCCATGCGAAAAAATGCCAAGCTCAATCGAATTGCTCTTCGCGGGCTCGTTGCTGCTCTTGCTTTGGGTGGCTTTCAAGTAGCAGCGCACGCCGCTTACACCAACGCCACACCCCCGCCAAACTATAAAGCTGCTGCTGGTGCGGCGCAGGCCACATACGCAGCCGCCGCTAACGATAGAACCCTGCAAAATTTCATTCGCCAAGTTGGCGGCGCTACCGTCACGGCTGGCGGTCAAGCCGTGAAAATGAACGTTGCTTACAAGGTCGGCAAAGCTGCTGGCCGTGTTGCTGCCGCTGTCGTTTTTGCCCACCCGGGCGTGCGTACTGCTGTAGGCATTGCTGCATGGTTGTTGCCTGCGAAGTTGGTCTACGACGAGGTCACGCAGACATGGCGTGAAGTGTCTGATCCAAATCAGACGGACACGTTGGAATGGTTCGATGCCTATCAAAATTGGTTCGCCACTCCATCTGCTGCTTGCCAATCTTATGCAGGTAAAAAGACACAAATCGATGGTGCGGGCATGTATTCGTGGACGTTTGTCTCTGCGACTTCGTCCGGCACGTGCAAGGTCTCATTCAGGCGGCAGGGCGACCCGTCCAGCACTCCCGTAGAGTTCCCGCTCACTAGCAGGACAAAACCTGCCCAGGGTTGTCCTGCTGGTTGGACGTCTACCCCAGCAGGATGCCTTTCACCTGCTCTAGACCAGCCACTTTTTGAAGAGAAGTTGGGTAGCACTCCCATGCCATCTTCCGTGCCTCTTGAGCTGCCCCAGCCAACACCGTTGCCTGTTGAGTCACCCAGCCCCATACTGAACCCAACTGAGGGCGATAACCCTACGCCTAGCCCGATGCGTGTTCCAACGGGTGACCCGATTCCAATTCCTAACACGAACCCGCAGCAGTACCGACAGCCATATGTTGATATTGTTCCGTCGCCTACTGTTGATAACCCTTGGCGGGTCGATGTGAAACCGGGTGAAACAACGTCCACAAATCCAAACCCCGTTGAAAACCCAACGCCGGACGGACAGGACAAACCAGCCGAAGAACAAGAAAAAAGCCTTTGCGAAAAACACCCCGATATATTGGCCTGCTCAAAGCCTGAATTGGACATTCCAGACGGTGAGATTCCCAAGGTAACCAAGCAGGTCACATACGCAGAGGAGGGCGGCTTCGGTGGCGGCTCCTGCCCCGCCAACGTGTACGCCAACCTGCACGGCATGCAGACGATGGTGTATGAGTGGACGCGCACCTGTAGCGTGGTTTCCACCTACATCCGGCCAATCATGCTTTTGCTCGGCGCGATGGGCGCACTCTTCATCCTCATTCCGGGGCGCGACTCATGAAAATAGGCACATGGCTGCTGGCCCTCGTCCAGCCCTTCATTGCCCGAATCCTTACCGCTTTGGGCTTTTCCCTCGTCACCATTGCCGGGATGGAGGTTGTAATCGACCAGCTCAAGCAGGCGGTGATTTCAGGCGTGAACAGCATGCCCGCCGATATGCTGAATATCTTCCTCCTGGCTGGCGGCGGTAAGGCCATCGGGATGATTCTCGGGGCCATCGCCACAAAGCTGGTGCTGTGGCAAATCCAAAGCGCTACGCGCCTTCTCGGCGTCAATCCGGGGTAACGCATGATTACCATCATCACCGGCACACCCGGCGCGGGGAAAACCCTTTACACCATCGAGAAGCTATTGCAGCCGCTGGTGGGAACCAGCATCACCTACACCAACGACGCTGGGCAAGAGGTTACAGCTCCGCGCACCATCTACACCAATATCAACGGCCTCCTGCTCGATCACGAAAAAATCGACGGCGGCGACAATCAGGGCCTCCGCGACTGGCACCAGTGGGCCAAGCCCGGAGCCGTGATCGTGTTCGATGAAGTGCAGCGACACTGGCAGCCCCGCGCTAACGGCTCCAAGGTCCCAGACGACATTCAAGCCCTCGAAACTCACCGGCACATGGGTGTTGATTTCATCATCATCACCCAGAACGTGATGCTTGTGGATCGCAATATCCACGCCCTTGCAGGCCGACACCTGCACGTGCGCCGGATCGCCAATATGCCCATGGCCATCGTGTATGAGTGGGATCACGTGAGCCGGGGCCTTTTGTACGCCAAGAGCCTGACAAAAAGCCCATGGCGCTACAGCAAAAAGATTTTCAAGCTCTACAAGAGCGCAGAGGTTCACACCAAACAGCCGCGCAAGGTTCCCGGCCTCGTCTGGTTCCTCCTGGCGGCGGTCGTTGGTGTGGGTGTCCTTGCCCCCACTACATACGCCCGATTGACCGACAGAATCAACGGCGGCAAACCACTAGAACAGGCCGCAGCCACACCAGCAAGCGGCATCGGCGCAAAGCCTGCCGCACCAGCCGCCCCAGCATCTACCCCAGCACCAGCAGCGCCCGCGCCCGTTGCTGCCGCCTCTGCGCCGGTCTTTGCCGGGTGCATTTCCACCCGCGAAAGGTGCGAGTGTTTCGACACACAAGGCCAGAAAATGAGCGTTGATGTAGCGGCCTGTGTAGTCAACATGCAGCCCTCGTCTTACGTCCTGGCGGGCGGCACCTTCCCCGAACCCGTACCACCACCGCCGCCGCCATCACCGCCTCAGTTTGTGCCTCACTACAACGACGGTTTGACCTTTGCCGACATTCGGCAGGCCATGCGCCAGCCCTAGCGCTCACGCCGGAACGATTTCGGCGTGTACACCGTCTGCACCGGCTTGAATGCCGCCTGAGCCTTGGCAGATCGAAGAAGAGGGCGGCTTCGCCTGCGCACCATGCGCGACACAAGACCAATGGTCAAAAACAACGCCAGCACCACCGCCGCGCTGGCTATCCAAGGGTGAGAAGCGGCCCACGCCGCCAAAGCTGCAAAGTTCATGGCGTGACTGTAGCGCCATCACTTTCTGAGAGACAAACCGGGGGCCCCAAAGTGGCGAATAGCCACGCGCCGAAGGCTTGGGGGCTGGGGTATGGGGCTGCAAGGCCCCATGTTCACCCGTAGTGCAACCCGTACCCCATTTAATGGGCATTGATTGAAAATTCCTATAGCTGGGCCAAAAATAAGATCTGTTTTGGGCGTGGCCAACTGTTCTTTGATAGTTCCCCGCTATTGGGGGAGGCCATCAGGCCGGGGGCAGCGCCCCG